CCCAAATAGAAGCACCAAGCACTTGTTGATTGCCGCTTCCAGAATTAGACTGTCCTACTAAATAAGTAATATCTTCAATGATATTATTTTCCATGAAATTGTCTTTATTTCCAAATCTAGGAATATAAGATTTTTGTTGATACGTCATTTTATTTTGATTTTAAAGTTGATATTTCTTCTTTTAACGATTTTATTTCTGAACTCATCTCTTGAATAGCCTTAACTAGTACAGGTAATAACTTTCCATAAGATGCTTCTAGTTTTTCTGGATTCTCATCATATACTAAATTCAAGTAACCAGCTTCTGATTCTTCTTGAGCAGCCTTCAAATCTTGAGCGATAAACCCAAAGTCCTCTATGTCATGCTTTCCATCTTCATCTCTATCGTTCCACACAAACTTAACAGGCTTTAATTTTTCTAAAAACTCTAATCCTACAGGTAGGTCTTGAATTTCTTTTTTATCACGCTCGTCAGAAAGAGAAGTAATAGATGTTACAGCACATCTTAATGTATTATGAGATGAGTTACCTAATGTAATAACATTGTTTGCATTATTAGCGGCTGGCCTACTATTATAACCAATATGAATATTATTAGTACCTACTTCTTGATATTTTGTTGATGGGCCTCCATTTATTCCGCCAGCATAAGAGCCTATAAAAATATTATAACTACCGTTTGCAAAAGCAGGGCCAGATTGATTTCCTAAAAATAAATTATCTCCACCATCGAAAAATAAAGGACCAGAAAGAAATCCAACTGCTGTATTATAATTCCTAGATATATTTAATGGCATTACACCTTTCCCTATACCAACATTTCCTACTCCAAATCCACATTGAAGTAAACTGTCATTTCCTATTGCAACATTATCACTTGCAAATCCTGGTGTAAAAGTATCTCCCCAAAACATTGAATTAAGTCCAATAGCTACATTCCCTGAAGCATCTTGATTACCTCCTAATGCATTAGCTCCTATTGCTGTATTATCAGCAACAGAACCTATTATTTGAGTTGTTCCTGTTCCTATCCTAGTTTCATTAGAACCAGGAGAACTAACTTCTACTCCATTAACATCTACTACCGTTCCTGTATTAGGAAGTACGGAATCTACTTTTAAAGGACCAACAACTGTTGTTTCAGTTTCAGTTATTTCCATAGCGGTATTACCGTTTTTATCAATAATCTCTACAAAATTACTATTCCCTGGTAAATTAGGACCTGTATAACCTAAAGGAGCGATTATGTTTACATCTAATTGACTCATCTTATTTTATTTAAAATTTCTACAAATATACTATAAATTTTAATCTAATATTTTTAATACCTTTCCTGTTGATTTATCAACTCTTGCTTTCTTCATTCTATAATTCGTCTCTTTATTCTGAATATACCGTATCTCTACATTAGCTACTCCACCTTCAGTCTTTATATTCTCTGGCTCATACCTAGCGTGAGCTATACTATTGATATAAGCAAATGTTATAGCGAAGATGCTGTCATCATAATCATATCTAGGATCAGCTGCCTGATACCTTGTCTGTCTATGACTATTCTGACTCTTTAAATCCTTCTCTACAAACGTCTTTAGCTGCTCCCAAAACCAAGGTATATCTATATTGTACATATACGCCTCTAAAAGTTCCTCTAACTTAGCTATAATACGTGGCGCTGTGTTAGCCTTATTCGATATGCCAAACCATTTACCTCCATGCATCTGAAAATACTCTGGTAACTGTGCGTTAGCAGTAAACTTACTCTTAAATCCATGTATTTCCTGGAAATCCACATGCATATCACCAATGTTATTCTCCACAAGTTCCTTAACACCACCTCTTGCTATCTGATCGTAATACAAACTCTGTAATAACACCTGTAGATACGTCTGTTTGAACTTCCTATCCCTATGGAATACCACAGATGACACAGAATTAGTCAATGAATCCCATATAGCACTACACATCATGGAGTGTCCTGTCTCTGAGTTGATGGGGTCAGTACCTTGATACCACCTATTCTTCCACTTCTCCCCTGGCTCTGGATGATGAATGACTACAGCTGAGGTAGATACATCTTCTCTAGACCCTGTGGACACCCATTTAGCTCCTACAATCTTATATTCAGTAATCAAATCTGGCGTAGGGCGTGTCATATCCATTATAGGCTCAAAATAACCATAGTCTAGTGGTTTATCATGTCCATAAATCTCATTTAATCGCTGATTACAGGTGTGAATAGGTACTAAAGTACGTGATTTACGCAAGAACATGTCATCAATAGTGATAGGATAATGCTGATGGAACTGAACCTTAGCAATCTCCCCTTTCTTCGTTCCTTCTAGTGCTAAATAAGCCTTTCTCTCATTATTAATGTGAGCATCATTAACACCTCGCCTTGCGTAAGCATTAAAGAATAAAGGTATAATACCATATTCATAATTCTTTTCTTTCCATTGTTTTAGACACATCTTAAATTCAGACTCGAATACAGAACCCCCTCTATCCATCTCTCCACCTGTACCCCATGCTAGGAACTGTTGCTGCATAGTCATCTTACCTGAGTCTGGGTTATACTTAAACAAAGCAGGCCTACCCTCACGCATCATCTCACCAAATATCTCAAATAAACCAATCTCATCAATGAACACAGCTGATGGAGATCCACCATTGATAGCATCTACAGCAGGAGTATCTACCTGGAAACGTGATGCACCACCATCCTCCCTACCTTTCTTATCTCCTTTCTTATCAAATGACATTACTTGGTCAGTCCAGTTCTTAACCTCTTGAGCTATTACATCTGGTAGCTTAGTGTATGTCCACTTAACCTTATCCCTAAATATCTCTATACCCTTGTCTTTAGAGTGAGTAACAAACTTAATGAAATAAGACTTGTTGAAGTTTACTCTCTTCATACCTGCTAGACACATGGTAGTGGTAAAACCAATCTGTCGGGCCTTACCAATCATAAGTGAATAGCCACAGTCGAATAGGAAAAGAAGAACCTTTTGAGCATCCCAGGCTTGATACGCTAGCATACCATTCTCAGACCTATCTTCCTTGATATATCCGTATTTGTTACAGAAGTAAAGGGTGTTGTCCTTACATCTCTGTATCTCTCTCATTAACCACTCTACTTGTTCATCCTCTGTGTCGTAATCAAGTATTTCTGAATCATCTTGAACCCATAGTTCTGCTTGACGACAGTATGTTTCAAATGGTTCGTAATGTATTTTATTCTGCCATCCGCTATTTATGGAGTCTAGCCATTTAACGAATGATGTTGGATATTCAAATTCTTTGTGGGATGGTTTCCATTCCGTAGTAAAGATTTCGAGTACCTCTTTATTTTTTCTACTCATGTCGCAAATTTAGTAAATATTTGTGACAAATAAAAAAGCCACCTCGTTTGGTGGCTCGTTTATAGTTGATTGGAAAACTTAATAACCTTTATCTCTGGTTGTAGCATCAAATTGCTTATCTGCTATCTTATCTGATGGGTAGTAACCTTTATCAGACTTCTTCTTATTCTTCTTAATCTTATCGTATTTAGCATACGCTTTCTGAATAAGTTTAGGGTCTATGCCAGAGTTATTGTTTAGCATCTTATCCTTTGTAAGATTTAGTTTGCTTCATCTTCATTCTAGGCATGTTGTCAAAGCTTTTGTATTCTTTAGCTTTTTGAACAGCAGCATTTAATTTAGATGGAAGATCTTTTGTAGGAACAGGAGAAGCTGATTTAGTTTTCATCTTCTCTGGAGCTTTTTCATTTGGAACAAACTTTTCTACCCTAGTAAGTTTGCTTACTATTTTAGGAGTCCCTTCTCCTTCACCCTTAAATCTAGATGCTTCTTCGTTAGTAGCCTTTCTAGTAAATTTTTTTAAACTTGATTTTGGTTGTAACATTATCCTTTCTTTTTAAATTTAGACATAAACTTTTCTTTCTTCTCTTCTTTCTTAGATTCACCTTTCTCGTGTTTCGTTTTATCTTTTTTAGAAGAGTATTTTTCTTCAGCTTCAGATCCCATGTATTCTGACATCATAGCTTTTTTAAGTGCATTTCTTTTCATTAGTCGCAGTATTTTTTATCTTTAGTATTCTTGTACATTAGTTTGAAAGCTACCTTTGATGTAGGAGCTTCATCCTTTAAAGTAGGAGCAGCAACAGGTCTCCCCTCTACTCTTCCTTTATCTACGTAGCTTCCATTCTTATCTGGATTAGAAGCCCAATATTTATCTGTCTTAATATTTTTTTTTGTCAAAGATATAAAAATATTTTAAATTAAATTATCTACCAAATGTGAAAAAGTTTACAGCTACGTCATACGCCTGGTGTAACAGTTGTATATGATGTTCCTCCTTCTCCTTCTCGTTAAACACAATTCTAACAGTAACCTGCTTCTTCACGAATAGGTACATCTCTACCACACCACACATTTCTTCTATCTGTGCATTTATTCTCATAAAGGAAACTTAATACTATCAATTTGTTTAATTACTTTTCTATCTCCATCT